ATCTTTTAAACTTTCTTTTGGAGCATGCTTTTCAAGGGTGACTCCCTTTTTGAGTTGGACTGGCTTGATATTGTTTAAGGAGAAGCCTCGCTTGTTTGATGTCTTTTTTTTGTCCATTTTTAAATCCTCCTAAAAGTAAAATAACAATGTTTCCCTGGGCATCTATTCTTCTAGTGAAATACACTCTCATCCCATTTGCCCATCTGAGTTCAGCTAAAGAATCTCCAATATTTTTTGCATCGCCAAAGTGATCATGAGTTTCAAGTCTAAACAGTCTAGCCTCTACCAAAGCCCTTTGTTTGTCTTGTATCCCACCAAGCCAGCTGTCAAACTCAGGAAGTTTCTCTAGTCTCACAAAAGCTATAATGCCATATATGGCATTATAGTGTCAAGAAATAAAATGAGACTAAGAAGGCTAAAAAGTTGACTCTCCAGTCACCTTTTTGCCCTATCTCAGTCAATTATTTAGACGTAAAACTATTACTAGATGTCTAAGGTGAATCTCAAATTCTCAGACGAAGATATTGAAACACTGACAAACGCCATTAAAAAAGGTGTTCAAACCGTTTCGTACGGGGACAGATCCGTTACCTATCGATCACTGGATGAGATGATGAGAACCCTTCAAATCGTAACAGCATCACGTGGAAAGAAGTCACAAAAGTTTTATCCTAATTTTCATACGGGCAGGCTTACACGATGAACTATCAGACCAACCACAAGCCTACGCTCGCGAAACGATTGAAGAGTGCACTCCATGTGCTCTTCAATCGATATTATGAAGGTGCAAGTTATTCTAAAGACAATCGAAGTTGGAACTTAATTACTCGAACGAGTGCCAATGTAGAGAATCGTATTGCAGGCCAAATCATGGCCAACCGTGCACGCTCTTTACTTAGGGATTCTCCTTATGCTCATCGGGCCTTACAAACCATTGTCCACAACACGGTAGGTGCTGGCATAGTTCCACAGATTAGATCAGAGAATGAAAAAACGCTCAAAACGCTTTCTCAACTTTGGCAGGAGTGGGCTGAAACTCCTGCAATCGATATCGAAGGCCGTCAAAATTTCTATTCCATTCAAGCCCAAGCCTTAAGGACAATTGGCAGTGATGGAGAAAGTTTAGTAAGGAAGGTTAAGTCAAAAAATAGCTCAAGAATTCCATACCAGCTTCAGGTACTGGAACCCGACTATCTGGACACTTATAAAGAATATCGGACTGAGACAGGCTACATCACATCAGGAATTGAATTTAAAAAAGTTTCAGATACGAGGTACGATCGGTTTGCTTACTGGCTTTTTAAAGAACACCCAGGTGGGTTTCTGAATCTCCAATCTTATCAAAGTTATTCCGGTGCTTCGATTCCTATTCCAGCTGATGAAGTGCTGCATATTTACCGCATCGATCGTCCAGGAGCGGTTCGTGGTGTGTCTTGGTTTCATCAGTGCCTTCTTGCGCTTCAAGATCTGCATGATTATCAGCAGGCGGTACTGAGGCACCAGAAGCTCACTGCTTGTTTTGCAGTATTTATCAAAAATTTAAATGGAGATACAGTCCTGCCTGAAGAAGAGGAGCTTTCCGATATTCAGCCTGGGATGGTGTACAGACTCAATCCAGGTGAGGACATTAGCCTAGTTCAACCACCGGAACCTGCCACAAATTATGGAGAGTATTGTAATCATCATTTAAAATCCATTGCCTCAGCATTGGGAATTACTTTTGAATGTTTAAGCTCGGATCTTTCGAACGTGAATTTCTCAAGTGGACGAATGGGCTGGATTGAAATGTTTAGGAATATCGATTCTTGGCAGTCTCAGATGCTCATTCCTCAGCTTTGTGATCCGGTGTGGAATCTGTTTTTAAATACTGCACAAGCGTATGGGATTGATACTTCAGATGTGACGGTCAACTGGGTTCCTCCTAAGCGCGAGATGATTAATCCTACAGATGAAGTAGAAGCTTTAAAAACTGAAGTGAGATCTGGGTTTGTCACCTACAGTGAAGCTTTAAGAAGTTTAGGAAAAGACCCAGAACCTCATATGGTAGAGGCCGCTAGGGACTTTGAAAAACTCAAGCAACTTGGATTACGCCTCGAATGTGACCCCTCCACTGAAATTCAAAAACCTCAACCCCAGCTCAAGCTATTAAAGGAGCCACCTCATGCCAAATCTGATCAACAATCGTGATCAAAATGAAGACAAAAAAGAAGATGAAGACAAAGAAAAGCGTGACGCCCCTGATCCCGACGAAGAAGAACGGGAGAAGGAGGATGAAAAAGAAGACGATGAAGAAGATAAAAAAGAAAAAGAAGACAAGGAACGCTCCGTTGAACTTGTCTTTTCTACAGGAGCAGGAGTTGTCAGGCAGGATGAAAACGGAAAGGAATATTTAGAAGTACTTTCTCTTGAGCCTGGAGCGGTGGATTTTTCAAGGCTCAATTCTGGGAAAGCTCCGCTGCTCAATTCCCATGCACGAGATGGGCTCAGTAATATTCTAGGAGTCGTGAGTCAGGCTTGGATTGATCCCAGCACGAATCATGGGGTTGCAAAAGTGCGCTTTAGTCGAAGGCCTGATGTAGATCCGATCTTCCAAGACGTAAAGGATAAAATTATTGTCTCAACCTCTGTCGGTTATTCCGTGAATGCTTACGAAGATGCTACCCAGCCAGGAGATGAAATACCAGTCAGGCTAATCACGTCCTGGACGCCCCATGAAATTAGCTTAGTGGGAGTTCCTGCGGATCCTCATTCCGCAGTGAGAAAAAAACAAAGAATCGAGATGAGAGTCATGCAAAAAAACACCAATGACGTCATTGCTTCCGAGCGGACGCGAGGACTAGAAATTAGAAAAGCAGCACTTGCATTAGGAGTCGGAGGCACTTTTGTTGAAAAGCTCATTAAAGATGGGGATTCCGTAGATGAAGCGAGAGGAAAACTCATTGATGAGATGATTCGAGTTAAACCCAAACATGACATTATTGGCCATCACAGTTTTCAATCTGGATCTATGGATGAAGTAGAAACAAGGAAGCGGGGAATTGAAAGCGCGATTTTACATAAAATGGCTCCCCAGACTTATAAACTGGATGATCTAGGCAAGCGCTACATGGCAAGCCGCCTGGTGGATTACGCCCAAATGTCCATGCGTGGGTATGGGGGAATGTCAGACCGAGAATTTTACAATGCACCGATGGATACCTTCATGCGGGCTTTTAATGGAGGAACAAGCGATTTTCCAGCCATTTTAGCCAATGTTCTTAATAAGGAACTCAGGCGTGGATTTGAATCGGCTCCAGCTACATGGCAAGCCTTTTGTCGTAAGACCAATGTGAATAACCTAAAACCCATTCAGCGGCCACAGCTAGGTGAAGCGCCTCTGATGGAAAAAGTAAATGAACACGGAGAATATCGCAGGGGTGGAATTTCAGAAACCAACCAGACCTATTCACTCGATGAATACGGAAAGATCATGTCGTTACCACTTCGGGTGTTACTTGATGACGATATGAATAGTTTTAGTAGAATCCCCACACTCATGGGTTCAGCTGCTTCTGATTTCATGTCAGAGACGTTTTATAATTTACTGGGCAATAATCCAAATTTAAGAAATGGAGATAAATACACCCCACTCTTTGACTCTAATACCCACTATAATGTGGCTGATTCAGGTGCTGAAATTAGCGTAGATTCTCTTTCGCAGGCCCGAACCGCGTTTAGGCAACAAAAAGGACAAGCAGGCCGTGTGCTCAATCTTCAGCCTAAATGGTTGCTCCTGCCTAGTGCTTTAGAAACAAAAGCGGAGCAGTTTTTGTCTCAAAATCTTTTAGTGGGACAAATTGCAAATGCAACTTCACCGCAAGGGATTTCTTTATCGAGCTACAATCCCTTTGCTAATAAACTGACTCCTATTGTGGAGCCACGCTTGGATCAATTCTCTAAAACTGCGTGGTACGTCGTGGGCGACATGGATCGGATTGATATCTGTGAGGTGGCTTACTTAAACGGAATGGAATCTCCAATAATTATTAGTCGGGATGGATTTTCTAGCTCAGGTGTTGAGTGGCGCATTAATCACTTTTTTGGGTTTGGATTTTTAGAATATCGAAGCTGGTTCATGTTCAAAAAAATGAAAGGCGAAAAGTAAAATGCAAAATTATTCCTACAGTGGTCAGTCGATTCCATTTTTAGCAACAGAGGCTGTCGTTTCAGGTCAACCCTATCTTCTAGGAAGTGCCTTTGGTGTGGTTTCAAATACTCTGATACCAGGACAGTCAGGGGAACTTTTTGTCACGGGCGTATGGAGGCTTAAAAAAGATGCCAGTGATGTCAAAATTGGAGCGAAACTTTATTGGGATACGACCAATAAAGATAAATACCTGACAGTCTGGGAAAAGGTAGATGCCAATGGCGCAGCTGTTCCTACTCCTCCCACGCTCAAACTTGTTGGACTTGCAGCAGAAGCCACAGCAGGCGATACGATTTTATGCAGGCTGAATGGAGTCTCCGTTTGAGCTTTCATCCCTATTCCGAACTGCTTTTTGATGCTTGTGCTTCCTGTCTAGGTGAGAAGGCAGAATTTTGCCAGAAAGAAGGTCAATCCTTCCTTCTTTCTGGCGTGTTTACGAAGGAATACCAGCTCATTCGTGAAGGATCAATCGATACTGTTGTTTCCTCAAGCGCTCCGGTCTTTGAAGTGTCAAGCAAGGCGTGTCCTGCAAAAGTAGGAGATCGCTTAAAAATCAGAGGCGAGCTTTACCGCGTGGTTGAGATTCAACCCAACGGGGAAGGACAAACGAAGCTTGTCCTGAAAAAAGGAGAAAAGCTGTGAACCGCCGTAAGCTGATTCGGGATTATATTGTAGATCTTTTGGATAGAAGCTTGGAGGACACCCAAGTTTACCATTCCAGAAGAATTCCGATTGCCAGTGGGGAATGCAGGGTGGTGAACGTATCGATTGAGAAGGAGCACAGCGAGCCTTTTGCCAAAAGTCCACTGGAACTCAAAAAAACAGCCGAGCTTTCTATTGAGATTTTGGCATTAGATTTTGAGGATGAAAACTCCGATGACTTGATTGATTCGATCACGGCAAAGATTGAAGAGTTACTTCACTTTGATGAAAGTTTTCATAACCTGATTGATCAATGTGTTTTGAAAAGCACAGAAACCTATTACGTCAGAGAAAGCGAACAAGAACAAGGCATGGCTAGGATGGTGTACGAAGTGATTTATTTTTCCATCCCGCATCAAACAAGCAGGCTTGATGATTTCACCCAAGCTTTTGTTCAATTCAAAGAAAGAAACGTATGATTCCAGAAAGCAGAATTCCATTTATTTATGTTGATTTTGATAATAGCAAAGCCATCACGCCAGGAGGATCTCAGGCTTACAATGTATTATTGATCGGACAAAAGCTGGATACAGCTGTAGGTCCTTCCCTGACTCCTACCTTAATTCGCAATGAGAAAGATGTCAGCGATTTATTTGGCTACGGCTCGATGCTTCATCTCATGGCTAAAGGCTATTTCTCAAACACTCCTACGGCAAAAACTTACGTAATCTCTCTAGATGATCCAAAAGGTTCAACCGCCGCTCAGTGGGGTATTACACTGGAGGGTGCTTACGTGAGCAATGGGAGTTTACCCCTTTTTATTGCAGGCAAAAAGTTTGAGGCCATCGTCACCAAAGAGACAACCAAATTCTTTTCAGATTTAGCTGATAAA